GGTGTTGCTGCAACTGGCCGCATGCCAGCTGTGTTGGCCTCTGACTCCATGGTGGTTGTCTGATTGGCCCCGACCCCAGTGTTAGGATCGAGGAGAGTTCCGGCTGAGCCGGTTACCGGTGCCCCTGCACCGATGGCGTCCATCTGGACTTCCGCTACCTCAGAAACGCTGCCCATGAAAGTGACAGCTTTGCATCGGGCCCTACGAGCCCTGATGTGGAGAATGACTTCTCCAAGACTTTCGGTCGTTTCCGTGGGGAACATGGCCTGAATCTCGCAAGCAAGCTCGCGATATTGGCTGCCATCTTTTTGAACCTGCCTTTGCAAAGCCTGGCCCAAAAAGTAGAGTTTTCCTCTAAACCTCTTGAAACGGAATTTTCCGATCTGTTCCTCCTCTACATCATGCGGGAGCATGTTGTAGCGGAGGACCACGACCTCTTCAAGGTCTTTGGCTGCCATTTTAGCGAACTCCACATGCGACCGAACCAAATCGATAGCCAGGTCATTCGCCAATTCTGGTGACATCTCAACATCGGCCAAAAGGTTGAGAGTTGCGAGCCTCTTTGAGAGAGGGTCGACTTTTGGTGTTGTAGTCTCATCCGCATTATTCACCCCGGATTTCAGTGAGGCATTGACGCCTTCAAGGTGCACGTGACTATTGGCCACGTGGGAAACGAGAGCTGGGAAGCCGATCGGTGCTGTGGTGCACGACATGCAACTCCATTCCCCCCAGAGAGCTCTGGGGAGGACGGATTTGCCATGGTAAAGCTGGTGGCCTTCCATGCCTGCGGCCGAAACTCTCATTCCGTTTGGTGCGACGAACCTATCAGATAGGTGAGTCTTGAGGCTAATGAGGCGGCGGGCCTCCTTAACCGGGATTGTTCTGAATTCGTTGTCCTTTTCGGTTGCGAACAGATCAATACATCCTTTCACGAAGGGTGTCTGTCTGTCGTATTCTTTTGCCAATTGATCCTGTGCGTTTTTCTTGTTCAACTTGTCCATGCTAATATTTTTCTTCATCTGAATCTCCGTGCTACCACCGTGGATAGTACAAAAGACGTCATCACGAGCGAGATCGATATCTTCGATTTTCTCAAGCAGGTTCTGACACACGTAAGACTCAGAGATACGGGCAACCTTCGTCGGAGTTTGATACTCGTCAGTTTTCACACTGCTTTCTCGCTGCTCCTCGGCCCCCTTACCCAACCCCGTCTGACGACGGGAGCCCCTACCTTGCGTCGGGCGGACGCAGGTGACTTTTAGAATCCCAGCTCTGGGCAAAGAGAGAGTATCGCGATCGAGCACACACGCATATGTGTGATCACTCAGCTCTCCAGCCTCCAGTTTTGGGACGTTCAGTCTGTTACCGCATGATCGGGGGTCACACGGGGAGAACTTCTCCATTTCGATTTCGACAACGAAGCTATACATTTGATCATGTTTCAGCCCCGTTCTTGCTTGCTCCCAAGGGCTAAAGATGTAGCCCCAGTTCAATTTCTTGAGAGCAAACGCCACTGCCTCCACCATTTCCTCGTACTCCTTCTTGGGATAAGCTCGAAGCTCAATCGCAAAAGAGTCAAGGACACTGAACATTTGGGCCCTGTTGGGAGCTTCAGTCCAGTGAAGCATTCCGCACATTGCAGAGAATCTGAGTTTCCCATGAGGATTCATGAGCGATGTTTCGTCAAACTCAAATTCTCTCCCAATGAAGGAAAGGCTTTCGATCGGTTTATGGTCATAAACCGCTTCGTTTTTGTGCGCGGGTGTCATGCGCATGCCAAAGAGGGCCATCTCTTCCGATATGTGTCGGAAACTAAAGACATCTTCGACGAGAGGGTGTGTGGACGCTGCCACGTCATCCCCGTGGGTAAACCACATCATGAGATCGTGCAGATCTTCAATCGCGATATCATTGCCGAATCGGTGCTTGAGGGCATGCGTTGCATGCTTATCCCAGGCGCCGTAACTTGCGACAATAATATAGAGATCGTTGATTAGCGATCCGAAAGGATTTGTCATTCCGTTGCCAGAGCTCCAGTCAAAGAAGCTAGCCCAAAAAGCGCCCTCGAACAAGTAAAACTTGTCGAATAGACTCTTCGTGGCTGCTTTCGCTAAATTCTGGCAAGTATGTTTCACATACCACTTTAACCAAATGAACATCTCCTCGAAGATTCTTCTCATGACTCGCTTGACCCATGGAGGGGTGCTCTTATCGAATCGTTCATAGTCTCCATCCCATCCGTTATTCCCAACGGATTTTAACCTCTGATAGAGAGTTTTGAATTCAACGTAAGGGTTGATTCCTGTAGTCGCATGTTGGTAGCGCGACCACCTCGACTTCATCATGATTCCTTGCAAAGCTCCGAAGATCTTCTTTTGGAA